AAGGATGCTGAGGATTTTTTAAGAAAATTTGCAAAAAAATAGGAGTAGATTATGGCAACAGCAAAATTTGGTTCATTTGTTGGTAGAGTTAAATCAATTAATCCAACACAAAATGCATATGGAGAAGTAGTTAAAGTAGTGGCAGCAAGTACAACTTTTGAAGCTACGGGGTCTAATATTAGTACTGCATTTATGGTACATACAGGAACTAACTATACTTTAACTCCAGCTAATGGGAGTTTAACAATAGCAGGGGCTACTAATCCTGTATTAGCTAATACAGTACATCACGTGGCATTGAAAAAGGTGGTAAATGGTGGTTCTACAGTAGTAACATTATTGAGATAGTTGGAAATCTTAAATGATAATGAAATGGATAATAGTATTATTAGCAATATCTTTTTCTTCGAATTTACTAGGACAAGTAACTCTTAGTGAAGAAGAAGCAGTATCGCTTGCTAAAAAGACACAAGAACTGGAGATCAAGGCCGATAGTTTAAATAAAATTGTAATTCTGCAAAATAAGTTGATATTTACTTATAAGGAAACAATTATACAAGATAGTACTACAATTTCCTCACAAGATGAAAAAATAAATATTTTAGAAAACGATAAAAAGTTACTTGAAGAGAAAACTAAGTTGGTTAACCCATCTTGGTATGAAAATAAATGGTTATATTTTACATATGGCGCTATATTGTCATATGGTATAACAGATTTTATAAATACAATAACTAATATTTTATAATAATGCCTACTGATAAAAAACAATTAAAAGAAGCTATTCGTCAAGAATTTAAGAAGTGTGCAGAAGATCCTGCACATTTTTTAAGGGTATATTGTTATATACAACACCCACAAAAAGGTAAAATAAAATTTGATTTATATGATTATCAAGAAAAAACTTTAAGAGAGTTTGTTAGTAAAGATTATAATATTCTTTTAAAAGCCCGTCAGTTAGGTATATCAACACTTACTGCTGGATATGCATTGTGGATGATGACATTTTATGATGATAAAAATATATTGGTTATTGCAACAAAACAAGATGTAGCTAAAAATTTGGTGACTAAAGTTAGAGTGATGCATGCTAGTTTACCAACTTGGTTAAAACAAAAATGTGTTGAAGATAATAAGTTATCACTTAGATATAAGAACGGATCTCAGATAAAAGCAGTAGCAAGTTCTGAAGAGGCTGGCAGATCAGAAGCGTTGTCATTGTTGATTTTAGATGAAGCAGCATTTATTCCTAGAATAGATACAATATGGACTGCAGCATCACAGACATTAGCATTGGGTGGAAGATGTATTGCACTATCTACACCAAATGGTGTTGGTAATTGGTTTCATAGAACTTGGATGGATGCGGAGGACGATTTGAATGAATGGAATATTTTAAAATTACATTGGTCAGTACATCCAGATAGAAATCAAGAATGGAGAGATCATCAAGATAAATTATTAGGTCCTTCAATGGCAGCACAAGAATGTGACTGTGATTTCGTAACTTCAGGACAGATGGTAATAGATGGTCGTATATTGGAAGAATATAAAACGACGCAAGTTAAAGATCCAATTGAAAGACGGGGAGTAGATAGTAATATTTGGATATGGGATCCACCAAATTATTCAAAAGATTATGTGGTAAGTGCTGATGTTAGTAGAGGAGATGGTACAGATTATTCTGCATTTCATGTTATGGAAGTAGAAGATTGTAAACAAGTAGCTGAATATAAAGGTAAGTTATCAACAAGAGATTTTGGTAATTTATTAGTTAATGTGGCGACAGAATATAATAATGCATTACTAGTAATTGAAAATGCATCAATTGGATGGGCTGCAATTCAACAAGTAATAGATAGAGAATATGAAAATTTATTTTATATGAGTAAAGATTTACAATATGTAGATACACAAAAACAAATGACTAATAAAATTTACAGTCAAGAAAAACAAATGGTTCCTGGATTTACAATGTCAATGAAAACAAGACCATTAGTTATAGCAAAATTGGAAGAATTTTTTAGAGAGAAATCTGTTAAAGTTTCTTCTTCACGTCTAATAGACGAATTATTCGTATTTATATATAACAACAATAAAGCAGAAGCTATGAGTGGGTATAATGATGATCTTGTTATATCTTTTGGAATTGCTTTATGGATACGAGATACTGCTTTACGTTTAAGATCTGAAGGAATAGAATTACAAAAGAAAACTATTTCTAGTATAGGTTTGGATAAAGCTATATATACACCCAATACAGAAGATGATCATTGGAGTTGGGATGTTAGGGACAAAAAAGAAGATTTAACTTGGTTAATTAATAAGTAAGAGGTAAAAATGGCTGATACAAGTTTAAGAGCTAGATTAAGAAGATTATTTTCAACTAACGTAGTTGTTAGAAATATAGGGGGGAGACAACTAAAAGTAGTTGATACTAGCAAATCACAATACATGCCACAACGAGGATTAATTGATAGATATCAAAAGATGTATACAACTGGTGGTGGCGCCGGATTATCTGGATATTCAGACAATCAGTTGGTTAAATCGTTACGACTTGGATTGTTTAGAGATTACGAGTCTATGGATAATGATTCAATTATAGGTAGTGCACTTGACATTTACGCAGACGAATCAACAATGAAATCAGAGTATGGAAATGTTTTAGAAATTAATACACCCAATGATCAAGTTTTTAAAATTTTACATAATTTATATTATGATATAATAAATATAGAATTTAATTTGTGGCCTTGGATACGTAATATGTGTAAATATGGAGATCACTTTTTAAAATTAGATATTAGTGAGAAGTATGGTATTACAAATGTGGAACCTTTATCTGTTTATGATGTTACTCGGCTAGAAAATACTGATCCAGAAAATCCAGAATATGTAAAATTTAAATTGGAAAGAAGTACAAGTGATCAGGGTACACAAAGACATATATCTAGTACATTGGATGAATTTGAAAATTATGAAGTAGCACATTTTAGATTATTGTCAGATAGTAACTATTTACCATATGGTAAATCAATGATTGAAAGTGGTCGTAAGACTTGGAAACAGTTAAGTCTTATGGAAGATGCTATGTTAATTCATAGAATTATGAGAGCACCTGAAAAGAGAATTTTTAAGATTGATATAGGTAATATTCCACCAGCAGAAGTTGATAATTATATGAATCAAATTATTGATAAAATGAAAAAAGCTCCAGTTATTGATAAAAATACTGGAGAGTATAATTTGAAATATAATATGCAAAATATTACAGAAGATTTTTTCTTACCAGTTAGAGGTGGCGATAGTGGAACTCAAATAGATACCACACCAGGGCTAACTTATGAATCTATTGACGATATAGATTATCTTAAAAATAAATTGTTAGCATCTTTAAGAATTCCAAAACCATATTTAGGATTTGATGAAAATGTAGGAGAAAAAGCTACATTGGCGGCTGAGGATGTTAGGTTCGCAAGAACAATAGAACGTATACAGAGAATTACTATTAGTGAATTGATGAAAATAGGTATTGTTCATTTATATGCGCAGGGATTTAAAGATGAAGAATTGATTAACTTTGATTTGGACTTAATGAATCCATCTACAATTTATGAGCAAGAAAAACTTTCATTGTGGACTGAAAAAACAGGATTAGCTTCATCTATGTTAAGTGATGGTATAATTTCTTCTGAGTGGATTTATAAGAATATTTTTAATTTTACTGATGAAGAAGTTAAAGAAATGGATAATGAAATACTGTTTGATTATAAACAAAAATTTCGTAGAGGTCAAATTGAACAAGAAGGAAATGATCCAGCTAAAAGTGGAGAAGCAGCAGGAACACCATCAGATATGGCGATGGGAAGAACTGGACATGAATTAGAGGATGAATTAGGACCAGAAGGTGGAAGTCCAGAAGGTGGATGGGAAGGTGCAGGTAGACCAAACGAGCCTTCACATTATAAAAAAGATAGTCATGTTAGGGGTAGAGATCCATTAGGATCTCATGATATGAAAAAACAAGCATCTAGTAATCCAAAATACGGTAAAGTTATGGCTTTAGCACACTTGGATAAGCTTAAAAGCACTTTAAAACGTAAATCTGATATAAAATTGATAAACGAAGTTGAAGAAATACATAAGGATTATGAGGAAGATGTTAATAATAAATAAAGATATAGCTAATATTTCAGAAGTTTTATATTTATTTATGATAAAATGCATTGGAGTGATTTATGTCTAAAAAATTAAGGCACACTAAAATAAAAAATACAGGTGTGTTATTTGAAGTATTGACTCGACAAGTGACAGCAGATATTATTGATGGTAAAGAATCTAAAGCTGTAGCGTTAATAAAAAAACATTTTAATAAAAATTCTACATTGGGGAAAGAATTAGAGCTATATAATATTCTTACTACAGAATCTTATAAGACTAGAAGTAAGGCCGAGAGACTTATTGATGTAGTTATTAAAACTAGACAGAGAATTTCTAATAAAATTTTGCGTTCTGAAAAATATAATCTTATTAAAGCAATAAAAGAAAATTATGATGTAAAGGCTCTATTTTCTACTAAAATGCCAAATTATAAAAAATTGGCGTCTATATATAAGTTATTTTTATATGAAACAACTGGTGAAGAAATAAGTCCAACAGAAGTTGTAGATTCTAGAGAATATGTAGTTGAATCATTAATTGTTGAACGTAGTAAGCCAGAAGATAAAAGTGAATTACTTAAAGAATATAATAGTGAAGATAAGGATGTAAAATTATTAGCGTATACTTTAATGGTTGAAAAATTCAACGAGAAATATAGTAAATTAAGTCAGTCACAAAAGAATGTTTTAAGAAAATATATTAATAATGTATCAAATACAAATTCTTTAACAGAATTTATAGATGGTGAAATTATAAATATTAAAGGAGTGTTGAAGAAATTATTACCGACTGTAAATGATGATATTACGAGTATAAAATTAAGAGAAGTGACTGAACAAGTAGGGAAACTTACAGGAAGCAACGAAGCAACTGAAAATACAGTTGTTACTTTGATGCGATATTATGAACTTATTAAGGAATTGGAAAATGTCACAGGAAAAGTTAAGAACTTACATTCGTAAAACAATAAAGGAATTGTTGGACGAGGATGGGTTGAATGAAACATCTTTTAGTGGTGGTGCAGGTGCATATAATACGCCATTTGCATTTAGTAGAAAAGATAAATCTGGGAAAAAGAAAAAGAAAGAGGTAGCTACTAATTCAACTGGATATTCAATTGTTGAAGGTAAATATCATGAGTACAGAAATGATGATACTTTAACTCCAAGACAGAAAATTGGTCGCTCTATGAGAGAGATTAGAGATCATCTTTCTGAAATTGATAAATTGACTAAAATGAATGTAAGATTAAAAAATGAAATGGATGTTGATTCAAGATCATATTGGAAAAATACTCATAAAGCGATGAGAAAGGTTAGTGAGCGATTAGTAAAATTAGCAAATAGAGTTGGACAATTATACTAATGTTAAAATTAAAAGATATTTTGTATGAAAGCGACGCTCATAAAGCTAAAGCTAAAAAAATGAAAAAACGTATTCAAAATAACGAAAGTCGTTTACGTTTAAGTATGTGGGAATTAGTAGAAAATATGAGTAAAGATGAGTCTAATAAAAAATTAGCAAAAGAATTATCGAAATCGTATAGAAAAAATGTAACAACATTTATGAGAGACATGATGTCATTAGTAAAGAGGATGAAATAAATGAAACAACTTATAGTAGATTATTTACCATTTGAAGTAACGGCACAACAGATTAATGAATCTATGAAGGAAAATCATGGAAGATTAGTTGTTAGAGGAGTATTACAACGAGCAGAATCAAAGAATCAGAATGGTAGAATTTATCCCAAAGATGTATTGATGAGAGAAGCTAAAAAATATTCAGAATCTTTTATTAAAGAAAAGAGAGCTATGGGTGAATTAGATCATCCAGAAAGTTCAGTAGTAAATTTACAAAATGTATCTCACAATATAACAGAAATGCATTGGAATAGTGATGATTTAGTTGGTACTGTTGAAGTATTAGGGACACCAGCAGGTAATATTTTGACAGAATTATTTAAAGCAGGTATTAAATTAGGTATTAGTTCTCGTGGAATGGGTTCAGTGGAAACAGTTGATGAAGCTGATGAAACTGATCCTGGTACACAAGAAGTGCAACCAGATTTTGAATTAATTGCTTTTGACTTTGTTTCCAATCCATCTACACAAGGTGCTTTTATGTATCCAATGAATGAATCAGTAGATAAAAATGTAACAGTAGGTAGAACTTGTGGAGATTATTGTAAAGCAGAGTCTATAATTAATGATATTTTAAGAGGTGTCTAATGAGTAGATGGGGAAATTTTAGTTGGCGTAAATGGAATGATTTTATTCTTGAAAAGAATGATGTTTTTGAAGAATCTGATTATAAATTTGTATTAACAGTTCCAAAACATATTTATGGAGGAGTAAGAGCAGTATTTAATACAAAGAAAGAAGCAGAAAATTATATGAAAGAGAATATTGGATCAAAATCTTGGAAATACACGACAATTAAAAAAGAACTTATTAAATGAAAACAATATATAAAGGTATAATGGAAGGCGAATTAAATGAACTTCCAGCATTTAGTTCACCGGAGGCAAAAAAATCAGTTGAGAATGATTTAAGAAAAATGTCGAAGATTTTAGGAAAAGCATCTCAACAATGTATTAAGTTGATGATGGATGGAGTAAAGCATAATTGGTATAATGCTATGGATTTATCAAGAGGTATTCAAACTGGTCCTGTGAAGGCAACTCATTATGGTGAAAGAGATTTTATTAAACAATTATGGCATAAAGTTAAAAGCGGATTTAAACGGTATTCATAAGATAAATTATTACGGAGATAAGCAATGGCTAAAAAGAAAACAAAATTTAAACAGTTAGCAGAGCATATTCTGGCTGGTGGATTTGTATCTCAACCAGCAATGGTCGATTTAGATATGTTTAGAACTAAAATTAAACCAACGAGTGAAGATAAGGTGTCTGATATTAAATTAAAGAGTCTTATTGAAAATGAGGAAGAATCTCATACAGTTGATGCAGGTAAATTTAACGAAGCACTGAAAACGTTTCCAAAGTTAGGTAATGCAATTTATGGTGAACATGACTTAAAAAGTGTTGCTGAAACTCTTTCTTATTTGGCAAAAACATCAAGACAACACGCACTGAGTGAAACAGAAGATTGGTTTGATAAAATTACAGTAAATCGTAATATGAAAGAATTAGGTTCTCTTTCAGGACAATTTAATAAAATTTCTACTGAAGCAAAATCACTTCAAGAGAGAATGTCAGCGTTATATGAAGATATGGGGCATATTATTAATAGATATTATGACTTGGATGAAGATCAAGATGAAGAAGATGAGCTGGATCCAGTTGGACAGGAAGATGATGATATAGATAATGATGGTGATTCTGATGATAGTGATGAATATTTGAGAAATCGTCGCAAAGCTATTTCAAAAGCTGTAAAGAAAGAATCTATAAAAGAAGGATTTGGAGACAGAACAGGTACTTGGGTAGATAGACAGTGGGGTGATCCTTTACCTACTTTAGCAGATTATGCAAAATATGTATTGAAAAAAGAGGAAAAAGTTGAAGAAGCACAATCATCTGCACAGAAAGCTGCATTTCAAAAAATGTTAGATAAGAAAAAAGGAAAAGATGATGATGATAAAGTTGATGAAGCTGCAGCTGATCCAAAACTTAAAGGTATGAGATCAAAGTTAAGTAAATTAAGACTTAAGATTGCTCAAATGGAAGATGAGCCTGGTGGATCCGCAAGAGCTGAAGGTCTTAGAAAGCAAAGAGATTCTTTAAGAGATCAAATTGCTAAACTTTCAGGATCGGCTCCAAAACAGGGTAAATGGTCTAAGAAACTTGGTAAATAAATAAATGATTAAGTTTAAAGACATTATAAAAGAAGCTAAATGGTCAGATCGTAAATGGGGTGATCCGTTACCTACATTGGAAGATTATATTCCTGAAGCTAATGATGATGATAACTTTGTTCATGTTGGTGGTGGAAGATATAAAGAAGTGAATAAGGCTACTGGAGAACCATTACCTAATTCTCCATCTTATATAAAAAAAGATGGTGGTGGATATGAAATGGTAGATGATGACGATCCAAGATTATCAAAAGGTGATGATGATAAAGGTGGTGATGAGCCCGAAGATGAACCAGCAGGTAAATTAGGTGGTGGAGATTACGAAAGAGATGGAGGAGAGCCAGAAGATAAACCATTTGGTGGAGATACAGGAAAAGATGCAGACAGTGATTCTGATGATAGTTCTGGTGGTAAACTCGTAGCTATTGATTATCAAGAAGATGGAGATACTTGGCAGGTAGAGCTTGATGGGTTAGATAATGATGTAGTTGTACCTGGATCTGAAGCAGATACGGAAGAAGAAGCTGAAGAAGTTGCTAGAAAAATGGCAGCTCTAGGTGATGATGAATTTGACCCTGACAAACATGGGTTAGATAAGTATTCTTCTGATGACGAAGATGATGAACAAGATGATGAAGAAGCAGCTAAAGCACAAGCATTTAAAGATATGGAAGATGAAAAAGAAGAAACAATTAAAGTAATAAACGGTAAGAAATATAAAGCAATAAAAGAAGCTAAAAAACCTATATTATTATACG